AGGGGCAGGTCAAGGCAGCAGAGGCGGAGAACCCCCCCCCCCCCGAAAGTTAAAGGCCCCCCTTTCTCCCTGCACCCGCGCCCCAGCAACATTTTCAGTCAAATCGATGCCGGACCCGGGGTAGGGGTAATGTTGTAACATGAGCAAGATCAACTCCCCCCGCTGGAAGACCATATTCGCAGGTAACGAGGAGCGCGCAGAACTTGCAGCGCTCCTGTGGCGGCAGACGGTTGACGCCTTGAAACAGGTGGACGGCATCAACGAAGCGAACCTCTCCCGGGCTGACCGATATGTCAGGGCGAAGGTCGAATACGAAGAGCTTTATCCGATCGCTGCGGCAGAAGGTCCGGTGAGGGTCGGCCCGAACGGAGGCGATGTCTTCTCCTTCCACTGGTCAGCAGTCGAGAAGCTGAATGACCGCCTTCTGAAGCTGGAAAAAGCGATGTTTGGTGAGGCGACGGCCAGTGCCCCAAAAGAAAAGCCGAAAGCCGGCAGCGCTCCAAGCGACGAGTTCCTTGGATCCAACAACAGCCTACGCCAGTAAGGTAGTCTCAGGCGAGATCATCGCAGGGCGTTTCGTCAGGGCATCGTGCAAGCGCCACCTGGAGGACTTGAAGAACGGACCTAAGCGTGGCTTGCGGTTCGATGAGGATGAGGCGGCGAGGGCGTTTCGATTCTTCCCCGCCATGTTCACCGTTACGGCTGGTGCGAAGGCGGGACAGCCTTTCCACCTGCTAGAGTGGATGACCTTCGTTGTCGGCAGTCTGTTTGGCTGGAGAAACGAGGACGGGACGAGGCGATTCCGTCACGCTTGGATAGAGACCGGGAAGGGGCAGGCCAAGTCTCCGCTCATGGGCGCCATCGGCGTTTACATGATCGGCTTCTGTGGCGTCCCCCGGGCGGAAGCCTATGCCATTGCGAATGACAGGGACCAGGCCAAGGTTCTGTTTTCGGACGCCGTGGCTTTATGTCGAGCTGAGATACCGGGCAAGGACGGAGCGACCCTCGAAAGCATAGGCAAGGTGATCATTCGAGGCGTCGGGGACAACGCCTGGAAGATCGAAGTCCCGGACAGCGGATCGAAGTTCCTGCCGGTTGCTTCCGGTGACAGCATCTCTGGACCAAAGCCCATTGCGGTTTTTGGTGACGAGATCCATGAAATGAGGACCGACAAGGCCATCCAGCTGTGGAAAGCGGCTATCGACAAGATGCCTGGCGACCCGCTGATGATCCTTGGCACGAATACTCCGGCCGTTGACCAGGCTGTCGCGACCGATCTTTCGGAGTTCTACCAGCGCGTTGCGGAAGGGCTGATCGAGGACGACAGCGCCTTTTCGTATATCGCCCGGGTGGATGAGACGGACGACCCGTTCAAGGACGAATCCTGCTGGGTAAAGGCCCTTCCGGCGCTCGGCGTGACGTACCCGATCGAGAATGTCAGGCGCCGAGTCGAGACCGCGAAGCACATTTCGTCGGAAAGACTGGCAACGGAACGGCTTTATTTCGGAAAACCGGTTGGGTCCTCTGGCTTCTGGCTGGAGGATGAGGCGGCCTGGAGAGCGGTTCAAGCGCCTGTTGCAGAGGAAAATCTGGCGGATTTGCAATGCTTTTTGGCACTCGATCTGTCCAAAAAGAACGATTTGACCTCCCTTTCGGCCTGCTGGCGCGACAATGACGACCAACTGACCGCAAAGAACTGGTATTGGACGACACGGGGCGGGCTGGAGCGTCGAGAAGCAGAGGATCGGACGCCTTACACGGCCTATGCCGATCAGGACTTCATCACGATCTGCGATGGCGAGGTGATCGACTACACCTTCGTTGCCCAGCGGGTTTCGGAGATCGTAGCCAAGCAGAAAGTCGATAGTCTGACGGTTGACCCGGCGTATGTGTCGGATTTCATCGCCGCCTGCGACCAGATCGGGCTTCAGGTCTGGCGCTACATGGGGCCGAAAGAGCCTGCGGGCGTCGGTCTGAAGATCGTCACCCACGCACAAGGGACGCGCATCGCCTTCGAGGACCGGCAGCTTTGTATGCCGCACTCGATTAGCCGTCTCACAGACAAGATTTTGAACCGTCAGATCACGATCGACGCCAACAAGATGACCGATGTCTGCGCATCGAACGCCATCCTGATTGCTGATGGCGTCGGGAACCAGGCTTTCGACAAGCGCCGCTCTCGCGGCCGTATCGACGGGATGGTTTCGATGGCGATGGCGGTGGGAGCTTCGAAGTCCGAACGCAAGGGCAAGCGCAGCTACATGGAAAGCGGAGTTCTATTCACATGAAGCTGTGGCCTTTCACGCAAAAGAAGGACTGGGATCTCAACGGGAACCGCTTCTATCAGGAATACATCGTCGAGCGGCAGATCCTCGCCAGCGAGAAGCACCTGAAGGTGACGGCTGCCCTGGCTGCTGGTCTCCGAATTGCCGAAGGCGTTGCGGCCATGCCCATCATCACCGGCAAGAAGGCCTATGACAGTTCCGGCCGCATGATCCGGACGCCTGTCATGGAAGGCGACCTTGCCGAGCGCCTGACGGTTCGCCCGAACGACTATATGACGCCGGTCGAGTTCGTTGAATGCCTGACGATGCACGCCGTGTTCGAGGGCGTGGGGCGGGCGTATATCGATCGAGGCTACCGTGGCCGGATCAAGCGGCTCATTCCTCTGGTCGATGGACAGGTTTCGCTCCGGAAAGATCCGGATGACGCAACGGTCATCTACAGCGGTACGATCCCGGGCGTGGGATTCCGTGACGACATGACCCGTGCAGACTTCATCGAGATCACGGCGCCGCGCTGGCAGGATATCGAAGGGCTGGATATCTCTTCGGAGATCAAGAAAGTCCTGTCCCTCGCGATGACGCTGGAGGACCGGCAGACCGACGACGGGAAGCGCAAGGCCATCCCGGGCTATCTGACCACTCCGGAAGTTCTCGGCGCCGAAAGCGCAAAGCTGGTGCAGGAAGCCTTGAAGGAGAAGCTGGAAGGCGCTCCGATCTTCGATGCCGGCGTTCAATATAAGAGCATCGTGCCGACGCAGGCAGAAATGCAGCTTATGGAGACGCGCCGCTTCCTGATCGAGGAAGTCGCCCGGGCCTATGGCATTCACCCGATCTTCCTTGCCCATGATGCTGCAGGACAGTCGCTCACCCGCATTGCTGACGCGATGGATTACCACGTCACCGTAACGCTTCGCCCGTGGGCAAACCGCTGGGAGCACGCCATCGCCTTCTCGATGCTGAAGCCTGGCGAGTACGTGAACCTGGACGAGACGCAATACTACCGTGGCGACCTCAAGACCTGGGGCGAGTACGCCTCGAAGGCTCTTGGCAACAATACCGCGTGGGAAACGCAGAACGATATCCGCGCTCTCAGGGGGCTGAACCCGGTGGAAGGCGGCGACACTCTACCGAAGAACGAGGCAAGCAATGGACCTGGAAACGAAATTCGCCCGTCTTGATGACGAGACGGTGAAGGAGGACGGCACCATTGCCGGCTACGCCTCCCGGTTCAACGAGATCGACCACGGTGGCGACATCGTGCTTCCCGGCGCTTACGCCAAGAGCTTGGCAGAGCGTCGTCCGTTGATGCTCTGGAGCCACGACATGAAGCAGCCGATCGGCGTCTGGACCAATGTCCAGGAAGACGGTGCCGGGTTGCGCGTCGAGGGCAAGCTTGCTCTCTCCACCGTGAAGGGGCGGGAGACCTACGACCTTCTCAAAATGGGCGCCATCAACGGCATGTCCATCGGCTACAAGGCGGTCAAAACCGGCAGAGAGGGCGCCGCGCGTCTCCTGAAAGAGGTGGCGCTATTCGAGGTGTCGATCACCCCTCTACCGTTGCTGGATTCCGCGACCATTGATGCCGTGAAGAGCGTCGATGACATCATCCTGGCGACGAAATCCGGCGATTTCGCGCCCCTGAAACGTGCCGTGGAAGGCGCCATGCGTGACGCTGGCTTCCCGGCATGGATGGCGAAGGCACAAGCTGCCCTAGCCCCCCAAGCTCTGAGCGATGGATCGCGTGACGCATCCGCTTCGGAGATCGCGAAGCTCATTAGAGAGAGCTTCAAAGTCTAACGATCCATCACAAGGAGAAACCCAGATGGATATGGAAATCAAGTCCGCCATTGAGGCGGCAACCAAGGAGATCGGCACTACGCTCTCCGAAGTGAAGAAGGCGCAGTCAGACCTTTCGGAAAAGCTGGCCGTCCTCGAAGAGAAGAATGCCGCTGGCGACGATGTGACCGAGATTAAGGGCCGCATCGAAGACAGCCGCAAGGAGCTCACCGAGCTTGGCGAGCTGGTTACTGACCTCACCAAGAAGATGAGTGCCAAGAGCATGGAATCGAAGTCGTTCGGCCGCATCGTTGCGGAACAGAAGGACTTTGCGGAGAAGATCCGCTCCGGTGAGCGCATCGAGGTCAAGGACATCACGTCCGCGTCCTTCGGTGACATCACCCTGCCGGCAGGCGTCCGTCGCCAGAACCGTGGACTGATCGCTCCAACCACTCAGGCGCTCTTCCTGCGTGATGTGATTCCGACCCTCGCCACGACTGCGGCGGTGATCGAGTACCTTCAGGAAACCGGCTACACCAATGCGGCCGCAACGGTTGCTCCAGGTGCCCTTAAGCCTCAGTCGGATCTCACCTTCGCCGGTAAATCGGCTCCGATGGTGAAGATGGCCCACTGGTTCCGCGTCAACGAGGAAACCCTTGACGACGTGGACGGCATGGAAGGCTACATCAACCAGCGTGGTCTGTATGGTCTCCAGCTGAAGGAAGAGCAGGAAGTCCTGAACGGTCCCGGCACTGCCAACCGCGTTGACGGCCTGATTGCCAACTCCACCACCTACGCAAACACGACCGTTCCCGGCGTGACTCCGGTCAATGCCATGGACGACATCCGTGTTGCTATCGCGCAGGTGTCGGAAGCCGATCTGGTCGCCACCGCCGTCGTCATGAACCATCTTGACGCTGCGGCGCTCGATCTGGAGAAGGACGCAGACGGTCGATACCTGCACCCGGCCTTCACCGGCAACACCGCCTGGGGCCTTCCTGTTGTTCGCACGAAGGGCTTGGCACAGGGCAACTTCATGGTGGGCGGCTTCGTCGGAAATACCATCCTGTGGCAGCGCAAGGGCATCGAGATCCGCCGTTCGACGGAAGATCGCGACAACTTCATTGCCAACAAGGTCACGATCCTTCTGGAAGAGCGGATCCAGCTCGAAACGCTGCGTCCGGAAGGCATCGTTTACGGCGCCCTGACGACGCCGGCTCCTTAATCCTGACGAGGGCAAGATGAAGATCGTACAATCTGGCGAGCCGATTGGGGAAGTCCTCTCGCTTGCCCTCGCCAAACAGCATTGCCGTGTTCGCCATTCCGATGACGACACGGTGATACAGCATTACATCGACGCCGCCGTGGATTGGGTGGAAGAGGCTTGCCAGACGGTATTCCTCGAAACGCAGTTCACGGCGACGGGCGATGATTTTGAGCTTGATTTCGCCGGATACCCAAATCCGGCCATCTCTTCCATCACCTACACTGACCCTCTCGGCGTTCCCGGGACTGTGGCGGAGTGGGAAATCAGGGACGGCAAGCTTTATGTCGAAGATAAGCCCGAGGTTTCGGAGGTTTCCGTGGTTTTCGACGCGGGGTTGGGTGCGGGTAATATTCCGCCGAAACTCCTCCAAGCTACGTTGATGCTGGTCGCCAGCTTCTACCTCCAAAGGGCTGACCTGACGACGGATCCGGCCAATAGCGTGCCGATGGGCGTTCGCGCCATGGTAGCTCTCAACCGGAGCTGTGTTCACTGATGTTGGACATCGGCAAAATGGATTACCTCGTCGTGTTCGAAGAGCCCGGCGTGATCACCGACGAGGGTTACGGTAACACGACCCAAGGCTGGGGCAACCCGGTCACTGCGGACGCGGCATTTCGCTTCCTGCGAGGCGGTGAGACTGTCCAGGCGGCGCGTCTCTCCGGTCGCCAGCCAATCGTTGTGACGGTCCACGATACTGCAGCAACCCGGGCAATCGACACTTCCTGGCGCATGAGAACGCCTCGCGACGGGAAGGTCTACAACATCCGCAGCGGGCCAGTGCCTACAGACAATCACCAGTATCTAGAGTTCACCGTCGAGGCGGGCGTAGCCGTATAGGAGGCCGCAATGGCAAGAGTGCGATTTACCCATGATTTCGACTACAAGCCATCTCCACAGGTAACCATCGTCTACGAAAAGGGGATGGAACGCACTGTGAAGCGCGAATGCGCAGACCAAGCTATCGCGGCTGGGAAAGCTGTCTCTCTGGACGACAAGCCGGCATATGAAAGTCAAGGCTAAGATGCTGGGCCGTGAGCAGACGATGAAGCTGCTCAATGGCATCGTACCGGAGGCTGAGAAGGAACTTGCCAAGGCGCAGCTAGAGGGAATGCAGAAGGTGGCGAACAAGATAAAGCCACGCGCTCCCGGGCCTCGCACTGGAGCATATCAGGCGAGTATTCAAGCTGATCGCCTTGCGAACCGCCCAGCCCAAAGGGCACTCGGCGGCAAGGCCTCTAACGCCAACACCAAGGACAAGAACGCTGCCGGCGTGTTCGCTTCATACATTTGGAAGTTCCTGGAGTTCGGCACCGTCAACATGGTGAAGCGTCCCCATGTGTTTCCTACGTGGAGATCGGAACGGAAGAATGTCCGGGGCCGGATGGCCGCAGCCGTCCGCAAGGCCGTGAAGAAGGCGAAGAGCAAGTAAATGTCATCACCATCACTGGAAATTCAGGGCGCCATCGTGGCCCGCCTGAAGGCGACGGCTGCTGTCACGGCGCTTGTCGGTAACCGCGTCTATGACACTGTGCCGGCCGGGGCCTTGTTTCCTTACATCACGCTCGGAGAAGGCGACGAGACCAGCGACGATGTCGACTGCATCGACGGCTTCGAGATCTCGCTGGATATCGACGTCTGGTCCCGCAAGCCAGGATTTCCGGAGGCAAAGCAGATCGCCGACGAGATCCGTCTGGCGCTGAAGGAGCCGCCTCTGGCGATCGGTGGCAACGCACTCGTCTACTTCAATCATCGGCAGACCCGCACCTTCCGAGATCCGGATGGGCTGACGTCTCACGCAGTCCTGACCTTCGAAGCCTTCGCAGAGCAACCATAACCCCGCCATCACAGGAGACCTCCAATGGCTGAACCCGTAACCATCAAGGGCGGCAAGATCCGCGTGATGCTGGAAACCGAAACTCCAGGCACCTACGCGGCACCTTGCGGCTTCACCTCGCGCTCGATAACGCTCAACAAAGCGCTGAACGATTTCCAGATCCCCGACTGCGACGATCCGGACGCCGTTTCCTGGCTTGGTCGTGATGCATCGTCGCTTTCCATGTCGGTTTCAGGCGAGGGTGTGCTTGCATCGGAGAGCGTCGAGACCTGGCTTGATGCATGGGAGGATGTCGACTCCGTCAATGTCCGCGTCGAGTGGGAATTCCCGGCTAAGACCATTTCGTGGCTCGGGAAGATGCACATCGAGAGCTTCGAGGTTGGCGCTGAGAACGGCCAACGCGCCACCGCTACTGTTTCCATGCAGAGCGACGGCGAAATGGTCCGCACGGTAACGCCGGCCACGCCATAATGAGCCGCGACGGTTCCTGCGAGGTCGTCTTCAACGGCCAACAGACACAGTTCAAGCTGGCATGGCGTGAGCTGATGAAGATCCAGGAGGCCTGCGATGCTGGGCCTTATGTGGTTCTCGACCGGCTGGTTTCCGGTCGGTGGCGGCTTCAGGACATTTCCGAGGTCATCAAATGGGGCCTTATCGGCGCCGGGATGCCGCAGGCTGAGGCTCTGAAGCTTGTCGAGAG